TGAAATCATTAGACATTTTGTCTCTCCTATAGGTTAAATTCGGCTGCGTCTTGCTGCAACCATCGTGGTAAATCAACTACGTTGATCTGGTCGGAGAAGCCTGTTGGGTATTCCCCAGCATCGTTGGCTTCTTTAATTTTGGCAAGGGTCGCATCTACAATGGCGTGACCGTAGTCCAAAAATTCTGGCGTCAGTTCTGTCACGTTGACCGCGTATGGAGCTGTTTTCTCAACGAACACGAAGGCAAACCGTTCAGCCTTATGGCCCGCCCATGTCAGCACTTTCATGTAGAAAGCGGCCTGCACATGGTATGAAAAGTCGAGTATTGTCTTGGCCACTGACTTGGGGTCAGATGACTGGCATGTTTTGATGTCATACAAAACGCCGTTCTCTTCCCAGTATGAGTCTGGGCGTGTCTTGATAGCCAACCCGGTCTCAGGGTCAGTGGCGAAAAAGCTGGCCTCGTTGATCGTTGTCGGCCCAGCCATCCGCTGCCCGACTGGGTGAAACAACACGCTGTCAGCGACATTGCGCGCCAAATCATAGTCGCCAGATGTCAGCAGTGTCTTGCCGTCGATCTGCGCAGCTTCATATGCCTCGGACCATGCCTTGCCGCGTCGGGTGTCAGGTCCACGCACCACAAGGTTCTTTTCAGCTTCCAAGCAGAGCGCGTGAACCGCTGTGCCGAGATCAAAAGCTACGCTGGATTTGTAAACCTTGGCTTTCCAGTGCGCCAGCGATTTGCTGTGAACCATCTTAACGTCAGACGAGCTGATGGCGTCCATCGCATGGTATTCGGCATTGGATAGCTTGTCGGCGGTTATCATAGTCATGCCATTAGCTCCCTAACTATGAAACAGAACGTCTCGAAGTCTGTTTCGATTTGACCCTCGCCGCCGTCCATAACGGCAGCCAAAGGTATTACGCAGCGGTCTGGCTTGCGGTCATACTTGTAGATCAAGCACGGCAACTTGCCTTCACGCTCTGCTGCGACTTCAACCTGCTGCCACCATGATGGTGAGCCGCCGATGGGGCCGTCCTTGTATCGCTTCAACTCCAATGTGAACGGAAAGAACTCATTATCAGCGATAAGGTCTGCGTGCGCGCCAGCACGGTATTGCTCAAGGTCGCGCTTGAACTTAATGCCAAGCTCATTGAACAATTGCTGTGCAATGGTGCGCTCATACGCTGCGCCTTTATTGCGCCCGTTTACCATTACTCAGCCTGCGGCTGCTGAACTTCGATGCCAGCGTCCGCTGCTTTAGCTACTGCCGCAAAGCGCACGAAAGCTGTGAATGACAAAGCAGAGCGGCGTGCCGCCTCCGCAATCGCTGCACGTTGTGGCTCAGAAAAGCCGATTAGTTGCTTGTGATCCATGTGGACCTCCTTTTGGTTGCACCTTTTGGCTAATATCAAAAAAATATCAGGTCAACCCCCTTAATGTGCAAAATATTTCTTGCGCATATGTTTTAGACATGCCAAAAGGGTTACAGAAACAAACAAACAAAGGACGATAAAATGACAAGCGCAGTTCACACTCAACGCACTAAGCGCCATCCAATCGGCGATGACAGGGTATATGGCTACGAGGTAATCCAACGCTCTAGTTATGACCCACTTGGCTATGCGGCGCGTTTATACGCCATAGGAGCAGACGGCAAAGTCTGGACGCGCACCACAAGCGACCCAGATCGCTTTTTTGAAACTGGCACAGTTTGGGACGCTGCTGCATACTCCGCAAACATGGTCGCACAAAAATCACATTTTGTTGGCGTTTATGAATCGTCAAAAGTTCGCAAACATTAAACCCAACTGGGGCTACGGCCCCCACAACAAACCAAAAGGAAAACATGATGACAAATGCTCAAAACAAAAAATTAGACACTATTGTCGGCAAATTGGAAAGCCTGCAAAATGAATGGAATTATACGCAAGAAGAGGTGGATGCGATGCGCGCTGCTAAGAGACGGTTAATGGAAATTTTAAAATAATAAACCCAACGGGGGCTACGGCCCCCAAAATTCAAAAAAGGAAATACCATGTATATTGACGTAACAATCTCCAACACACACGAACGCGGTTTTGCATTTGCCATCGCTGAAAATGGCGACCAGATGTTTATCCCACCACACGTAGCTGACGGCCATGACCTGCAACGCGGCAACACTATAACCGCTCAGGCTGCCATCAACCCAAGCGAAGTGCAGCGCGCAAACACCAAGTGGGTCGCACTTAACCTTGCACCAGACATCCCAGCTAACACTGATGCGCAGCCAGTCGCCGAGCCTGAAGTTGAAGTGCAGCCGACCGAGACGTTAAGCATTGAACAGCGTGATGAGTTGGTTCACGGCTTTATCTGCGACGGCCCCTACGCAACCACTGCCGAGATTTCACGTTGCACTGGTCTGGACCACAAGACTGCTGGCAACAGCGCACTGCGCCTGTTCAACTCTGGTTTAATTGCCAAGGCCGATGTCTACAATCGCGTAGGTCAGCAGCGCTCTACTGTTACGCTTTGGGCTGATAGTGCGGCATCATTCTTGGGTGACGACCAATGATTACCGCAGCAGCATGTTTGGCCGCCGCCGTGTACTTTGAGGCGCGCAGCGAACCAGTGGATGCCCAGCTTGCAGTGGCTGAAGTCATCATCAACCGTGCCGACCACCCTGACTTTCCGTCAACAGTCTGTGAGGTTGTCACCGAACACCGCACGCCTGTCAGCCGACCTTGGGCTTGCCAGTTTAGCTTCTACTGCGATGGTAAGTCTGATCGGCCACAAGACGCCGCCGCATGGGCTACAGCGCAGCATGTGGCCTCTCAGGCGCTCTCAGGTGACATTCTGGGCCACGGTGCCGTCTACTACCACACAACGGCTGTTAAGCCTGTCTGGCGGCACGATTTGACCGCTGTGGGGGTTGTCGGCTCACACATCTTTTACACTGACGGCGAATGCTACCTGCCAGCGTGCTCACTGCGCCCACAAGCGCGCCCAGCGGGAGAGATGCTATGATTGATTGCCCAGAATGTGACGGCACTGGCGAGTCAACGTATGAGGTGTTTCACCCGATGTCATTTTCAAACCCGTATGGTGACTTCGAAGAGCGCCCATGCGCATGTGATAACTGCAACGGCAGCGGCGAAGTTGAGCCGTTGGAGGGCGAATAATGGTCAATATAATTGGAGAGTTTTCGAGTGTCAGGGAAAGTAATATTCAAGCGGTTGCTGAGGGTGAACGAGATCATGTTGAAGCAATCGACAGCGAAGGACAGGCCGGGACTGAAGCAGCAACTGGAGGAACAACGTGCGCTGCTAGATATGCTCGAACCTTACCTGAAGCAGTAACCCCAGCAGAAAAATTCGAAGAGCGGCTTGGTATCGCTATGCTAAAAGAGGCTCTGAACAATCCTCAAATACCGAACCCCGAAAAATGGCGTCAAGCGACTGCGTTCGCTCAAGCTCGCCGCGCTCAGCTTACAAAGGAGCGTCGGGAGCGCGTAAAGATTTACGCCGAAGAAGGTGAAATGACAGTTTCGCAAGTCGCAGAGTTGGAGCGCGTCGTGCAGACAACTATCAGAGCAGACTGTCAGGTGATGGGCGTCAGGTTAAAGGCGGGTGTAGTGAAAGTTACGCCCTACCAAGAGGACATCGCGGCACGCCGAGAGATGCTTGCGGAATTAGCGGAAACTGGGATGACACGTCAGGCTGCATCCGTTGAGCTAGGCGTGAGTGAAGCCACGGTTCGGAGGGATATTATGATGATGAGGATCAAGTGGTTGGGAGATAGCCGATGAGTGACCGCAGAATACTAATGTTGGAAAATAATTTGAATGAGGCACGTACGCTGATTAGCGTTCTGCAAGCTAAGGTCGCACGCCAGCGCGACGACATAACACGGATGCGCAATCGCGTTGACACGTTGATGTTCGATAAAAAAGAAATCACCAAAAAGCTTAATGAGCTGCGGGAGGCAGAAAATGACTGATAGCAAACGTCACCCAATCAGCGATCAAACCAAAGCCATCTGGGCCATGCACAACGCTGGGTCATCTCAAAAGGTGATTGCAGCAAAATTTAACGTGTCAAGCGCCGTTGTCAGTGGTGCCATCAACAGAGGTCGTAAGTCTGGCCACGCCAAGATGAAGGTTAAGACCGTCACAACGGTTTACAACAAAAGCACCTGTATGTGGGGCTACATCGGCCAAATCAGGGACCAACTGTCGCCCGACCAAGCTGAGTGGCTGTTTCATAGCGCAGAGGATTGCGAGTGCAACAGCGTGGCCGAATACATTGCCGAGCTTGTCTTGGATGCGTATGAGGAAGCGAAAGAAAAGGAGAGCAACCGATGAGATACGGAAGCGTATGCAGCGGCGTTGAAGCTGCTACTGCCGCTTGGCACCCTCTTGGTTGGGAGCCGCGATGGTTCAGCGAGATTGAAAAATTCCCCAGCGCAGTGCTGGACCATCATTACCCAGATGTACCCAACCTTGGCGACATGACAAATTTTAAGGAGTGGCCCAATGACCCAATCGACCTTCTTGTTGGAGGAACCCCATGCCAATCATTCAGCGTCGCAGGACTTCGCAAAGGACTTGATGACCCACGAGGCAACCTCATGCTCACCTATCTTGCCATTGCTGAACGAAATAAGCCCAGATGGTTGGTTTGGGAAAACGTCCCCGGCGTACTGTCATCCAACAGAGGACGGGATTTTGGAACCTTCCTCGCCGCGTTGGGGAAAATCGGGTATGGGTTCGCCTACAGAGTGCTGGACGCTCAATACTTCGGAGTGGCCCAGCGACGCCGCCGTGTGTTCGTTGTCGGATACCTTGGAGACTGGCGACGTGCCGCAGCGGTTCTTTTTGAGCGCGAAAGCCTGTCAGGGCATCCTGCGCCGAGCAGAGAAACGGGGCAAGAAGCTGCCCCTACAGTTACACAGGGCGCTCCATTCAGTCGCACGGGAAACGAGCGAGTAGAGGCGGAGGCACTGGTAGCGAAATGCCTGACTGCTAGAGGTGCTGGGGCTGGAAATTTAGACCCAGAGACAAGCAATATGCTGCCCATAGCCTTTGGCGCACAGAACAGCGCCAACCAAGGCGAAAGCGTGTCAACGGAAGTCACGCCAACGCTGGATAAGAGCAAAACGCCAGCGGTGGCGATACAGGCACAAGCGTTAAAGGAAAAACAGCCAAAGTCTCAAGGCTTTGGTATCGATGACAGCGGCGTTTCTTATACTTTAACAAGCGGTGATCGTCACGCTGTTGGGACACAATCCGCAGTGCGCCGTCTAACCCCAATCGAATGTGAGCGTCTACAAGGCTTCCCTGACAACTTCACGCAAATACCTTGGCGCAACAAAGCCGCAGAGAACTGCCCAGATGGCCCCCGCTACAAGGCTATGGGCAACTCAATGGCCGTTCCAGTCATGCGCTGGATCGGTGAACGAATTGAAATGGTGGAAGCACACCAAAAGGAGGCCAACCGATGAATAGAGACGACATACTGCACGAAGCCATGCACTGCATCAACGTAGACCGTGCCGCAACTCATGGCGATGCAGAGGATTCATTCAGCGAAATCGCGAAGCTGTGGTCATGGTGGATCGACAATCGACCAGTGCCAGAGTCAGAGCTGCTGCCAGAGGATGTCGCCATGATGATGGCACTGTTTAAAATTGGCCGTATTGCCGGAAATTCTAGGCACGAAGATAACTACGTCGATCTTGCTGGCTACTGCGCATTGGCTGGCGAAATATCAACGCAGGAATAAACCCGCTATATCATCATCTTCGGCCTGTTGTGTGAAATCAGCGGGCCGAAGTGTAGTCGTGACGCTCTTCATGTCAGAGGCGCTGTAAATGCGCAGCAAGTTTTCCCTCAGGGCCACAAGAACAAAAATGTCAGCATCGCTTCCGCCACGGTTAAACCTGTAGCTTCCATACTGTGAGATTACCCCCGCAGTCTTGACCTCGACACGCAGCACACGATTGCATGGCAGCGTGACGTGCAGATCACATGTGGAGTTTACGTGGGAGACTTGCAGGCCAGCAATTTGCAGCTTGTAGGCGGCGTAAAACTCGCCAGCGCGTCCGAGGCTGGAATCGACGCGACCCCTCACATCAGTCGCCAGAGTGGTCGTGTGGCCGGGGTGTTAGATTCCATCAACGCACTCGATTAAGTGTTAAAAGAAAACCCGGCCACAACTAAACATAACTCTACACTCAGGCAGCGGCAAGCCACTTATATATCATGTGAGTTTGTTTTTCACGGTCATCCAGACCATGCGTGCCACCGTTCACTCGCTTGGTAATCTTGCGGATAACTGCATCGTTTACGCCCTCATCGGCAATATCAAACAGCTTGTTCGTCTTGAAAAACCAGACGGCTGTGTCAAAGGCGTATTCGTCCTCAACCAAGTCAGGGTTATCCATGACAGAGCCGATGTCCATGTCAGCAGAAAAGCGAGAGTAGTTGTCCTTGCCAGTCAATTGCAAGAACCCACGACCACGCCACTTGTAGCCCTCGCCATCATTACCCATACGACCACCATACACTTTGTCGGCCAGCTTTTCTGGGTTCTTTGCATAAGGCTCAGCGTCGGCGACAGTCTTAAACCGCGAAGGCCAAACAGCTTGGATACGCTCAGGCGTAGAGTAGTACAGCCCTTCACTCACACGCTTGAAGCCTGCGCTTTCATGGTGTGACTGACCGAGGATGTGTGCGCCACGCTCTGGTGATAGGCCATAATGCTTGGCGACAGCTCTGGCCGTGTTCGGGCCAAAGGCACCGTCAGCACCGACTCCTGCTTTCTCTTGCAGGCGTTTCATTGCGTTACTCATTTTTTCTTTCCTTTTGCGGTTTTCGCAGCTTTCTTAAATGCACTTGCTGTGGGAGCGCCCTTTGCTCCCGGCTTACGCATCTTTTCGCCACTGCCAGCTTTAATGCGTTTTTTCTTCGCGGCAATATTGCGATATAAACTCATTCGATCACCTCTTTGACTTTGTGCCGGAGCATTTCCAGCGTTTGCGCGACAAGTTGAGCGGGCTATTCGGGTCGGACGCCGCTTTTGGGTGGCTCTTCTTCTGCCCAGCAGACCTTGCGCAGTAGGCGTCGCCCTTTGAAGTTCCCGGCTTTACGCGAGGACCGCCGCCCTTGGCTTTACCCGCTTGCCCGTAGCTAACTTTCTTACCGCTGGCCGTTACCTTGACCTTGGCCTTGCCTTTTCTTGGTGTCGCCATCTACTTTCTCCCGAAGAATTTAGTTGCCCCGCGAATACCGAAGCTTGCAGAGACTATAGCCCCCAATGTGTATCGGTAATAGTCCGGCATAGCATCAAGTGCAGCAAAGCCGTCCATCACTACATCTCGGCCCCATTCCCCGCAGAACGCCAGCACAAGTGGTACGGAAAACAGTATCGTAAGCCATTCATCTTTCCAGCTATCGCGGGAACCTTCAGCCATGACCTTTTCCCAGTCAGCTTCAGACGTTGCTTGGGACAGCATAATCTGTGCTTGCGCCTCCGCCTTTGCGACCTTTGCCTTGGTCTCAGCAGCTTTCTGCTCCACCTTGCCTTGGACAATGCCTCCAATAATATTGGTTATCGGGCCTAATAACTGACCTATCATAGCTTAATCCTTTTTGGCTTGATAAGCGTTGGCACCGAAAAACGCACCAAGGATCAAGCTGGTTGCAGGGAAATAGATGGTTGCCATGCTGCCCAAGATGTCTGACGCAGCGGTCAAGCCAAGATAGCTGGAACCAATGACGAAGAAAGGGTAGCCCAGCATACCTGCCAGCACCCACCATATCATCTTGCGAGATTGATCGCGCTGTGCGTTGTCATCCTCGATACGCATACGACGATCTTCCATCATCAACGCACGCTCATCAGCGTCCAAGACGCCATTTCCGTTTAGATCATAATCATTCATAGTGGTTTCCCTAGCTCGTCAATGGCATCCCATGTGCTGTCGATGTCATCTTGCAATTGCTTTAGCTTGTCGTCTATACCGTTCGTAATTAGCTCTGCACGTTCGACTTTGCTGCGGAGGTCGAGCAACGTCTTCTGTTGCTCAAGGATATTTACCATCTGAGTGCTAATCTGAGATAGCTGCGTGTTCAGTCCAGATACGTTGTTGTCACCGATGGTCTGTTCCAAAGCTCTGATACGTGAGGTTGCGTCGAGAACCTCGTTGACAGATTTTTCCACTCCCCAGAAACGATTAACCACATCGTACCCATAGTAAATACCACCACTAAGAGAGCCAAGCAGAGGAAGGGCAGCAGCAAGATACACTCCCTTAAACGTAAAGCCGCCAACCTTAAGTTCTGTTTCATCCGCCATACGCTATGCCTGCGCTATAGATGTCTTCGGCTGTTTTGAACTCGCCAGCTAAATAGCCCTCAAAGCCTACGCCGCCGTAAGTTTCGTTATTCTGACCGTAAAACTCCAAAATCAAGAGGTCGGATGTGGCGTCGTAAGTTACTGATCCGTATTCGGCAACGCTGATATTGTTGCTCTCGGCCCAACCATCAGTGGATGATGTGATATGTGTGTTGTTCGACGCTGCCAAGAAACCAGCCGCCTCTTGTGCATAGGTCTCCACATCCGCCAGCGCAGTGTTGTACTCTTCAACGTCCGTTTCTGTGATTGTCATATCAGTGACGGAAACTACTTCCTGAAGGTCCATCTGCTCTTGCACAGTATCAGCTTCAGCAGCCATTTCAGCCACCACGCCAACCGTTGCGAAAGTAGTGGTTGCATCAACTAGCGCATCAATGGCCAACGACATGTTTTCGAGGGCGATGTCAGCCTGATCATCAAGCAACATGGACGTGTTGTAATATGTGTTATTCTGCACGTTAGTCAGCGCATCGTTGTAAGCCGATACCATCTGCACGCTTAATTGAGCGGCTGTGATCGAGCCGTCAGGTGCAATGCCGCCAACGCCAGCGTAATAACTAGCCCCCGCTGCCAGTGTCCGTGAGAGCTTGATCTGATCCATCAGGGCGTTCGCCGATGTCGCTAGGTCGCTTATCGTCTGATCTGCCGCCGCGCCTGAACCTGTCAGACAAACTAGGCTGGTTGCGATTATTCTGCTGAGCATCAGGAAGCTCCTTTCCGATCATAAGCAAGGTATCCCAAAACACCTTATTTGCTGCGTACCCTACCACGAAAACCCTTGGATTAGAACGGTACTTTTCAAACGCATCCCTGCCGATCAATAAGCGGCCCGTTGCGATGTCATTTACTGGGCAGGGTGTGTTGGCAAGCGCCATAGCGCGAAACACGCGAGCATCGCTGCACATCACTGATATGCCACTAACCTGCAAACCCAAGCCACCGACAGCCTGCGGTGCGCCCATCAGGCGAGCATCTTTGCGGCGGTTGCAGTGGGCGTCTTGCTCCATCGTACCTTCAGCCAGACCAAACAGGCTAATCTGGAAGCCTTTTGACTTTGGTATTAGGCAGCTATCGTTGCCGCCCCCGCCCATCATTGTCGGTGCCATTGCGGTGGGGACGGGGTTACTCATAGCACCCTGCGAACCATTGTAGGTCGTGTTTTCAGTGCTATTGTTGCTGTCTACGTTAGACCCAGCACCAATGTTGGTGTTCAGGTCTCCATTGATGTCTTGGGCGTGTGCTGCGCTGGCTGTCAGTAGATACAGGCCGACCCATATGTGGCTAAATCTGGACACATGATCTCCCATGCAGCTTGCGTCTGGCCGATGTAGTGTAGCGTTTCCGCATCCTTATTGCGCTGGCATAGCGGATCACTATTGCAGGCGGCTGTGTACGTCATAGGCTGGTTGACCGTCGTGCAGCCTGCAATAAGCAATATGGGGAGCAGGCGTATCACTTATCAGACCTTTTTTCAATCACCATGCGTATTGCTTTTATATTCTCGTCAATTCGACCCAGCATCACAGCCTGCAATTGAGACGTTTTCTCAATCTCAATAATGCGAACTTCGTGCCGGGCTATCTCGCGGGCGTTGGACGCTACCGATGCGTCAAGAGTTGACACATACCAAACAAGGCCAAGCGACTGCATAACGATAGTCACAATAACGGTGATAGGTACTGACTTTGATAGGTGCCAATCTTCGGTCATATCAGTAGCTACCTTCCCATACGCGAAGTGCGGAAAACTCATTAGACATAAGTTTGCGCTTCAGCACGTCTTTGACTGCTTCCGTGTCATCCCACGATACACCAGCCTCTTTCAGCCACATGCCAAGCAGGCCCATGTCTACGTTGCCGACGTGCTTGTAATCACTGCCGAACGCATTTTCGGTTGTTTCGCGGGCATGCTTTGCGTCTTCGAGCATCGGGGTTGCATCAAAAGTTTTCTTTATGAGGAGCATGTCATCCTCAAAGAAATACTTTTCATCAACTTTATTTGATAGATTTGACTTTTGCATTGGATGATTTCCGTGCTGTTTTCGTTGCAGGTTTAGCGGCGACTTTGCGCTCTGGCTCAACTTCTTCCAAAACAGTCAAAATGTCAGGTCTGATCTTTGTAATCTTGGCGATTTCAACGTCGCTCAACACGACGGTCTCGCCTTTCTCAATACGGCCTTCGCTGCAATTCAGCTTCAGCGCGTTAACAATCACTTTTTTCATATCAGTCTCCGAGAATGGGTAAAGGGGGCGACCAGAGCCGCCCCCAATTTAACACAAATTAAGAAGTTGTGTTATCGGCAATCATGCCGTTGGCTTTTTCGCTCTTAGCGCAGAGTGTGAGTTCTGTCACAACTTGTCGAGTTGTGTTGTCGCCAGTTTTTGCTAGTGCAACATTTTTGGTCGGACGCAATACTGCAACTTCCCACATGTTGTCCTGCATGATGAACACGTCGCGTGAACGGTTCTCGCGTGACGGCATGAACTCAACAGTACCCCAAGGGGTCGTGTATACTGCCAGAGATTTGATGACGCGCTCGTCGCCAGCCTGTACGTTTGAACGCTGGTTGTTGTTACCAGTAAAGCCGAGAGCTTTGTTCATTTGGAAGGCAGACAAGTAAACTGTGTCTGGCTTGCCGCCCTCTTCCCAGATTGACTGCATAACGCCGTCAAACTTGTCTTGTGAGAACGCTGTCAAAGCAGTGGTCTCATCAGTACGTGCGTCTGTACCGTCGCCAGTAGCGTCTGCACCTTCGTTTGCACCGAATGAGGTGTTTGTGATCAACCAAGTTGGTGCGCCTGCAAGTTCACGGGCTGCTGAAGAAGAGCCAGCAACGCGAGCATTGTTGTCGAACAGAGCTTTTTCGATGTCGAGTTTTTGCTCCTTGGCGATTTTCAAAGTTTGGTATGCAACTTCTTTTGCACGACCAGCTTTGTCCAAACCTTCGTCTGTGTCAGGAACAACAACAGCGTTTTTGAAGATTTGTGTGTAGTTGCCCAAGCGAGTTGTTGCAGAGCGAGCTTCGCCAGCAGTTGCGTCGCCTTCAATGTGAGCGTTCGCAGCAGATGCGCGAAGTGAGTCAGTCTGCCACTCAACCAATGTGTTCTTTGCAGAGGTCTTTTTGGCTTTTGAGTAAAACGGTGTTTCCTCTGGAGACACGTTGTAGATTACGTTGGACAAGTCCTCACGGATGCCTACGGAATCATATGAGTCGAATGTGTTGGTTGGCTGTGCCATTTGTGTAGTCCTTTCAAAGACTTAGGAGTTAAAGATCAAGTTGACTGCATCGTCAATTGAGCCAGTTTTCTGCAAGCGCGATTGCGCTTTAGTGCGAGTTGCAGCGTTACCGTCCTGCCTCTTTTTTGCGCCAGCCTTCACAACAGGTCGAGCCTTCTGGCTCTTCTGTTGAGCTTTGCCGCGATTAGCTTCGAGTTGACGCCACTTACGTGCATCATTCATTGCACGGATGTATCGGCTGTCCGTTACACCTGACATTTCCTCTTCGCTAAACCCGTATGCCGCGCCCGTATCGACCAGTGCAGTTTTAATCTTTGGACCTTTAATCGGGTCCGCAATATCAGGAATATACTGCTTCAAGATTTCAGCTTGCTCTTGGAGATACGACTGCGAAGCCGCTTCCTGAACCTGCTGTCTTTGTTGCTGCATAAGCTGAATTTTCTGCACTTCTTGGTCGTATGTAACTTTCGCCTCATCATACTTGAGCTTTTCCTCCATGAACAAAATTGGGTCTTGTTCGAAAAGCTCACGCGATGGTGGCGTTGGTTGCTGGATGCCGCCTTGCTGCATTTTCTGGTGCATTTGCAAGATTTCGTCACGCTGCTGTGCTACCGCTTTCGCGTGCTGCTCGATTTGCGCTTGTGCCTGAATGGTTTCCCGCTCAAACTCTTTGCGTGCCTCGGCAACCTCTTGAAAACGCTTGTTAATTGCCGCTTGTCCCGCCGCAGATTGTTTTAACTGATCCAGTGTCCAATTTTCGTCTTTTCCGTCAACTTTGACGGGGATTAAATTGGTGTCTTGAGCTTCCACATCTACTAGGTCGTCGTCAATTTCTGCATCATCGTAATCGTCATCGGATGCTTCGACATCATCTTCGTATTCCTCAACAGCTTCAATCTCTTCGCCGGGACCGTCGTCTTCGGGTTCAGTGATTTCTGCTACTGCATCACTCAGATTATCGCCGCCAGTTTCTTCTGGGGCAGTGGATAGCAGGCTTTCAGCCGCTTGTTCTAGTGTAGTCGATTCCATCGGTACTACTTTCTCTGTTTGCGATCTAACAGTGTCTCTGCTGCAATTGCAGCGTCAAGGTTCACTTCGATCAAGTTAAGCGCACGAACCATTGCGTGCGCCTCCTCACGGGCGTGTATATCGTCCGCTTTACTGTCCATAAATACACTAATTTGTGCCTCACGAACAGATACCATGAACCCCTTAAAGGCGGGGTCATTCTTTAGCCGCTTGGCTTCTTCAGCCTTGATGCGGATGTCTGTTTTATTGGCCATTAGTGAAACCCCTTATAGCCATACACGTTTAGGTGAATCAGGTGTAACACCATGTGATACATCAAGAGCCTCGGCAGCATCACGCATAGTATCGCTAGATAGGCGTATGTTTACATGCCAACCGTCCAGTGCTTCCATCTCAGGATACTCCATACCATCGTCATCTGTGATGGTAACGCCTGTGGCCTCATGTAAGACCCCTACAACGTCGATGGAGTAGTCTGGTGTGTTACTTACAAACTCACCTTCCTCATCGTAGAAGGCAGACAACACTGAGGGCATAGACGCCTCAGATGCCAGCTTGAGATAAAAGTCAGTCTTTGGTCCTAGTGCTTCGTCTATCATGTTGATGCCTCCGCAATACCAGCGTCTGTGATGTCTTCATCCCACACACGGAACTGTCCGATTGTACCCATGAACTTTCTACCAAGGTTTAAGTCAGTAGAGGACAGGTCAGGCAGAGATGTTGGTGTTGTTTTGGCTGTTAGTGCTGTACCTTCTAAAGCACTGTTGAGGAAGGTAGAGCCGTAACGGTCAGCATAATTAAACGGTACGCTGATTCCCGGAGAATAGTGGTCAGCAGCTCCGCCAGAATAGCTAGCCACACCCAACGCAGTCATTGTTGATACAGGTTTACCAGTGTCCGTTCCGAAGCCGTCAAGGGCTTTCAGAATGCGGTTGTTGGTGTCTAGCTGCCACCAATGAAGCTGAACAAGTGCGTAAGCATCAGTATCAGTAAACGTCATTCTGCCGTCCATCTGGATAGACATGTTGGTGCTGTCATACGGCATGTTAGCCGCAGGGATAGTTAGTGTCTCAGCAGCACGAGTTACTGAAGCACCCAATGTTGGGATGTAGCTTGATGGGGTTGAGCCTTGTTCAAACTGTGAACCAGCTATTAGAATGACATCTGCTGCACTGCAACTCTGAACACCATCCCCGTTGGGCATCTCATAAGACACACCACCAGAGCCAGACGCTGCATTACTGGAAGCCCAGCATAACCACCAGCCATCACCATAGTCTACCATTCCGTGGTCTATGATAAGAGCTTCCTTGGAACCAACTACACCGTTCTGTAAGTCAAAGTAAGCCTGTTCGTTAGCCTTGCCTGTGTCGTACATGTTGACTACGAACCAGCCAGAACCAGCCGAATACTTGACTAAAGCCCAACCAACGTAGGTTGAACCTGATGTAATGGATTTACCGATTTGGTATTTTTGTGCTGGACCTAGATTGCCCCCGTTAGCAGAAGGTGAAATCGTCTGATAAGTACCGAAGGGTGAACCTGCGGTTACTGTGCCAGCATTTGCCTGACCAGTCCAAGCAGTTCTAGTTAAATCATCACTGTAAAGCATCTGGTTAGTCCGAGGTTCACTCTCGTGGAGGATGCCTTCGTTAACCCAAGCAGAGCCATTGTAGATGTGATGGCCTGTCCGTGGGACGTTGTTGCCTACTGTTACAAGAGTACCAGAGCTATTTATCATAGTAGCTGAAGATGCCCGTGCGTGAGTTATAGCAGAAGCAAAAACAGTACTTTCTTCACCTTTTCTGTAATAGCTGTTCTTAAAGTCAAACACCAATGCAGGCTCAAAGCCTGACACTACATAAGCGCTAGTAGATAAACGCAATTGCGCCGTCAGGGACAGGCTCAGACCAATCTGCATAATGACCTCTTTTTAATATAGGGCGGCGATATTTGACGCGGTAGTTCCGGTCGCAAAAACACGCTTAACCGACACTGGCAGAATTGAGCCAGCGGCGACGCCAGTTAGAGTAACCGTTGAGCCAGCGGCAGTGATAACTTTTAAATTTCCCGCGCCGCCTATAAACAAGCCGCGTGTAGGGTCAATGTTAGCAGTGTCGCTGGTGGTAACAGACGCCATGTCATGCGCTGGCTCTGTTTTTCCGATATTAGCCATTGTCGTATCCTTTTAAAGTCCAGAAATATATAACACGAAGCCGCGTTTATGGCAATGAGGCCATGTCGCCGACCATGCGGACCTTGTCTTGTTCAGCCTGCACTCTGGCAACGTCAACTTTCGTGCCATATTCGCCGTAAATCTTGGCTGCATCAACCAGCAAGTCTTGCGCCATTTGATCCCGCTTCAGGTCATCGTCTGCCGCAGCCTTCTGAGCGTCCAGCTGCATTTTCATTTGGTCAGACTGCATTTTGACTTGAGCCTTCATCTGCTCTGCCTGCAAGAATGCTGCGTTTGGATCGGCTGGCTGGCCCTGCGCCTCTTGAGCCTGCTGCTGCATCTGCAACATTTGAGCCTCAATTTCAGGTGTGATTGGCGCAAAGTAGCGGTCAGCATTGCGGACGCCAGTTGCTGCCAGCATGTCAGCCAAGGTGTTGCGGATGTTGGTCAGGCTGACCAGACCGTTCTGTGGGCCGTAGTTCTGATAAACCATTGTCTGCATTTGCAATGCTTGGCTCAAGCCCATAGCCTTCTCTTCCTCACGGCCAGTGCCGAGGCCGACATTGATCTCAACGTCCATTGAGCCGTTCCACACACGAGGGTCAACTGGGATGAACGCACCGTGCATCCGCATCATTTGCTCTTCGTCTACGTTTTTATTGCAGAGGCGAAGCATAATGCCAAACAAATCACGCATACCGTCGGCCAAGTTGCGGACCATAACCTCAACCTGACCAGCCGCCGCCTGTACGGTGGCTTGTACGGCTGCTTTGGTTGTCGACTGCATGGCGTCAGGGTCAAGGCCCATGGACGCACGAGAGACGCCCGTTTTGGTCTCTACGAGGCCATCAAGGTAAGTCAACGCGCCAAGTGTCTGCCCAGCGGTGAACGGAACTGACAAGTCCTGAACCGAACCCGGAGCGCGCATACGAACCACTGCACCGATTTCATTGTTGAGCAAGTCGTCAACATTCACCGCGCCCTCGACCATGCCGATGCGTGGGTTGTTTGTCATCGCCACGTTGTCAAGGATGCCACGCAGAACCGATGTGGCAGCGTCTTGGTCATCCATGACGATCTCAGCCAGTGAGCGGCCATAGAACGTGTGCGGCTCTGGGTCGATCTCAAACTTAGCGAACGGAACCTCATCACATGGCTCGTAATCCAGCAACTCGTATGCTGTGCCGCCGCAAGTAATCTTGTGCAGCACGGGGATGCCAGTGCCATCTGCGTCAATGCGCATGTAAGCCTCTGTGACACTTACGTTCTTCATTGCTGGGTCTTGTTCGTCCTCATCAGACAAGTCTTCGTCATATCCACGGCGCTCAAAAACCTCCGCTTCTGACATTTCAGAACCGCTCTCAACGCTGTCTAAATTTGTGACAATTTCTGGATCAAACCCCATCGCGATCAAATCACCGACACGCATCTCTGTGCGGTGCGCCACCAAGTATGCGTCCTTCAGATTGCGTGCATTGCGATCAATGAAGAACTCTTCAGGCG